GGTGTTAACGTATCTACTAACGGTAGTCGTATTAATGTTACAAGTGGTGATCCAACGATCGTTGCAAAAGCATTAACAGCTGTAACAGGATCAAGAATAAATCTAAATACTGGGACACCTACATTTGCGTTTAAATATCCTGTAACAGGATCTAGAGTAAATACAAACACAGGCAGTGTTTCAACAATCGGTAAAGCAACTATTTTACCAAATGGGTCTAGAGTTGACGTAAGCACAGGGTCTGTAACAATAACAGCAGATGCAAACTTATCAGTAACAGGAAATAAAGTAGACGTTGAGATAGGTAATGTTACAACAAAAGCAAATGCTACAGTAACTGTTACAACAAATAGACAAAATTTATCAACAGGAACTGTAACTATAGTAGCTAAAGCAACTGTCTCACCAGATGGTAACAGAATAAATATGGCAGATGGTTCAGTATTAATTAAAAAATGGGATGGAATTGTGCCAGGAGCAACTATGACTTGGGATCCAGTACAAACATCATTAGGATAGAATATGTTATTTGGAGCAACACCTTTTTCAAACTCACCTTTTGCTGATCCAGGCGGCGTAACAGTATTTGTTAGTCTAACAGGGAACAGGGTAAATGTAAGCACAGGCACGGTTGGAATTACAGCTTCTGCAAGAGTATTACCGAGTGGTAATGAAATAGAGATATCTATTGGCAATATTACTGTTAGAATTGATAAAAGAGTAGATGTAACAGGGGTAAGAATAAACCTTGCAACAGGCACTGCTAATGTGATATCATGGAACCCGATAGTTCCAGGGGCAACTGGTACCTGGGTACCTATTGATCCGGATAATCCGTAGGAGAAACATATGGCATCAAGTACGTCGAGCGACTTAAAACTAGAATTAATTACTACAGGTGAAAAGTCAGGAACCTGGGGTACTATTACAAACACAAATTTACAAATATTAGAACAAGCATCATCTGGATATATATCCTTAGATGTTGGATCTGGTGATGTAGCATTATCTTTAGCAAACCATGCTACAGCAAATGGTAAAAATTTATATTATAAATTAAC